GCTGCTGCCTTTGCTAGCGTTCTCTATTGCTTCTTTTTCTGCTTCTAGCTGTTTTACTAATCTTTCCACAAACCAAGTTCTTATACCTACCGGCAAACTATAAGCCTCGCTAAAAGACCATCCACCGCTATATTTCAAAAAGAAGAACTGTTCGTAAACGCTCTCCATATATTTACTGCTTAGGCCAAAAAAAGTCCGCTGTGAGCGGCACCTCCATTTCGGTCTCAAAGCCGCACTCACCACATTCAAAAAATTGTGTTAAATCAACATTTGGGCTTGCAAGCTTGTAAGCCAACCTTAGATGACGAGAATCAACCGAAGGAATGTTCTCAACTAAATATCTTTTTGCTTCTACTGAATCATCGTTATTTACAGCTACTATCATACTTGCTAATTGTTTGGTAACGTTTCTGTCGTCTATTTTGCGTTTGCGATCGGATTCCATGGACAGATACAAGTTTCTTTCATCATTACCTGTCAATAAGCGAAAAGTGACCGTTACTTGTGTTTTTGGTAATACAAGATTAAACGTACCATCGCCATTATCAACGACATCAAGCTGTCCTATGTCCTCTCCACCATAAATCTTGGTTTCATTTAAGTCAAAATTGTGATCTTGAGTTGAGTTGCAAGTTGGGCATGTGATTTTGGTCTCATAATCGTTTCCATAACCAGAAACTCTGGCGGCAATTACAAGCGCATTTTTATCACCAATAAATAAATTATTGGGATTGACCTTTTTATCTACAATTAGATTTTGAATCACACGATCTAAAGCAATGCCTTTTTTAAGAAGAGTTCTGGAAGTTAGAATGTCCTCTTCTTTGGCCGTCATGTGGCGGATTTCAACACTATCCAAACCATGTAATGGGTGGTTTTCGGGATAATACCTTCCTTGTGATGGTAACTCTACAAATTCTGTTGGAATTACAAAAGAAAAACCATCATTGGTTTTTTCATGCATAGTTGGTGCGGGGTCGGCGGCTGAATTTTGTGCCTGTCCACCTACGCGGTTTCTATTTCGTGACAATATACACCTCTATTGTTTGTTTTATTGTTAGACTTTGAAGAACTCTGTGCTATTATCTACTGTTGTGGTTTGAGATTGGCCTCTTGTCGAAACTGAAGCCCAGTCGTATCTCATCTCAACAGTCAATTCTGACAAATCGTCACCATCATAAGCCAGATCGCCATATTTGACCGAGGTAATAAAGGCATTGTGAAGAGTCCATTCTTCCAAGCTCTCACCTTCAGAGTTGAGTTGCATAATCGTAACTTGACCAAGGGCGCCAATAGATTGTGCCTTGGAAATGGTAGACATATTTTCTTGATCAGGCGTGGCTGGTAGTTTATAACCAGAGCCTTCCAAAATAGCGGAGAGAGTTGCAGTCATATCTGGATCAACTGGGTCAACAAGGGTCGCGGTAACCGTTTCCCAAGTAACAGAACCTGGATAATAGAAAGTATGGTTCAAATATTTGTGTTCTGCGGCAGTAAGCGTAAAAGAAGGCTTATTAACCGACTTAGCATACCACGCTAAACCCCCATCAGGGTCAATACCTTGAAAATAAAGCGCAAATCTAAATTTTCTTTTGGGATCTTGTATTTGAGTTGAGTCTGTTTGAAACCAGAATGACATGTTGTGTTAACTCCTTAGTCTATTTTAAATAGTGAGCGTAAGAAAAATCTTTACCCCTTAATCGTCAAATGATGCACCAGTTGAGGTAATCACAAAGTCGATTGCAATGAACTCAATAGCTCTAGCTGGCTTAACCATAATCTTGGCGTACAGGATGTTCTGGTCGATAAGATCTGGTGTGGTTGTTGTTTCATCAAGGATAAGCCTATAATCCGTGATACCAAACTGCGTTTTAACGGTTGACAAGAGTGGCTCAATGAGAGACTTAAATCTCAACCATGTTGCTTGAACATTTTGTTCAAACAGCACTTTTGTAGAAAGAATAGAGATTTGCTTCTTCAAGTAGATCACTAGTCTTCTAACATTAATCCGATCAAGCGCTGATTGGCGTTCTTGGAGTGTCTTCTGACCGAACACAACAATCCCAGATGATGGGAACGAAGCAATAGGATTAATTCTAGCTTCATAAAGAGTGTCGCGATCTTTAGAGGTCAGTCTTTCACTGACGTTTGACACTGGAATACCAGCGGCGCCTTCTGTTAGGCCACCTCTGTTAAAGCCTGCAGGAGCAAACCAAAGCTGTGCTGCTCTTTCAGAGCTAGCCAGAACGCCCATCATGGCAACAGAGGGTGGAATCCATAGAAGCTGGCCAGAGGCTTCGTCGCGGGATTGGACCCAAGGATAGTAAGTAGCACCATAAGAGGAGTCGATTTGTCTATCCTTCAAAGCGGTGGCTGCTTGCGTTGGAGTGGTTCCAATTCTTTCGGCCCTGTTTGACTTATATGCCTCATGTGAGGGAATATAGACGTTGGCCAAATCAATGAGAGCCATCGCATCGCCGCGCTCTTCGCAAACTCTAACCATGTGAGTTGTAAGAGCGTCGGTTGTCAGGCCGGGAGCCGCCAACAAGTTCATGTTGATATACTCTGGATCAGCAACGGTATCAATAGCTCTGCGATATGTATGGAACACATATGAGTTCCTTTCAGTAGCGGCAGAGGTCATAGAGCCGTTGTAAAGTGGATCTGGCTTCATGATATCAAGACCGTCGAAGCCGCCCCAGAATGGCGCGGTGAACCGGTCATATCCTGCATCTAGCAATTCCTTATAAGAAGCAGAGGTTTTGGAGTTTTCCGCCGCCCTGGAGCCAGATACCCAACCGTAATCGCCGTTCACTGAACTACTCACAATATCATCCATTGAGAACACGTATCCGTAACCTTCAACAGCGGTAGAAACACCTGTTGTGGGATCGTCAGGGAAGCCTGAATACATCAAATTGTGTACATCTGCAACACTAGGATCATGTACTGTAGAGGCGGAGTATCTGGTGGTCGACATGCCGAAATATGCGTCTGTTGGGTCGCTCATGCCTCCATCTAGCGATGAACTGCGGAGACGTACAGATGGGAAGTAAAGGGAAGCTGTTATGTTGACTGAACTACTCATTAGGCCGGCGCGCGTGGTCGACGGTTCGGCGGCCGGAGTATTAAAGCCCCACTGGTTCACCGCTCCGCTTGGCTGAGATCCGGCGAAGAGGGTTGTGATAAACCCACCGGTACCGGTAGTTCCGGCGGGGCCTTCGATGGAGGTTACGGCCTTAAAGCGTGGAGGACCGAAGTAGCCAAATGGTAACAATACTGGATCAGTAGCACCATTATCTGCGTCGGCGTTCATGTGAACGCGAACAAACTTTGATTGATTGGGATAATCACCATAAACCCTCAATCGCTTTTGAGTTTCGTTCCATTGTTGATACTGGTCTCCGATGATGCGCGCAATATAATTGGGAGATGTTGGATCTAAAGTAAGATTATCAAATCTCTCCACAACCACAACGGCATTATCGGTATCGTAAAGACTTCTTAAGACAACAGAGAATGTACCATAACCAGTTACTGTTGAAGTCGATGCTTTAATTCTTTCAATCGAAACTTTTACGTTCTTATGTAACCATTCTCCATGGCCGCGGCCGAGGAGACGGAAAAGCTTTTGCATATTTTGAGGCTCGAAAGACGCGGCGGCGCCCTGATCTTGTCCAATAAACCAACCTGCTGTGGCTTCTCTAGAAGCCTGACCTTTCATTTGGCCTGGTTGGGTCGTAACTGAGCTGCTTAAACAAAGAGGCAAAACAGTACCAACCAGACCGGTTTTGGCTGTTAAGTCTCCGAGGCTTTGGCCGGCGCCGTCGCGGAGTTCTTGCTCGAATGTTTCACCAAGGAAATAATCTCTTTCAGAAGCAGCGGCATAGAAATCAGAAGCATTAGCGTTACCAAGTTGTGGATTGGTGTTGAAACGCTTACGAATAAACGTTTCTTTTGTATCATCCAAGCCGAATTCGATAATTTCTTGTCCCTTGCTTGTACCCTGAATAACCATCTTGAATATACCATTAGTATCAGATCTGATGACCTGGCCGGTGGAAGATGTTGCGTACAGACGGTCGCTATTCACACCGTCCGGGGCGTGTACTGTTCCACTAAGTTGGATATGTCCATTATCTATATAGAAAATAGCCGCCAAGGCCATACTAGTGGCTGCGGTTGATCCTGAATTACCGATGAAAAGACCAAAAGATCCACCATTCTCGGCCAGAGCGACATTGGTAGACTTCGTGGTTTGCCAGCCGGCCTTTGCGGCGGTGGTCCCGGTGTTGTTGGATACTTGTTGTCCTAAAAGACGAACATAAGTAAGAGGGGCGACGTTTGCGCGCAAGAAAGCCTTCGCAGCATAAGTTCCGTACATCGGGGCCTGATAGTTACCATCACGGTAAACATCGCCGCCACCATTACCAGGAACTGTATCACCAAACATGTTTACGAATTCTGAATAAGATTCAACCGTAACTGGTTGCATTGCAAGGCCGCGGGTAGCGCGTCCGATTACAACGGGGCCGATTACATCGGCAGATTTTGGAATGAACGAGTTATCAATTTCATTGATAAACACTCCAGGAGATACGAACTTGAAACTTTTTACTGACATATTGTGGTTCCTCTTTTGAAAAGCAAGTATATTCGATGCCTAATCATACTTTAAATAGTATTTTTAAACCCAAAAGGATACGCAACTTTCAATATTCTGTTCCTGAACTACTCTTTTCCCCACAAATTAAAATTCCCTGCAGGAATTGTGCTTTCCTGAGGAAAGTGATACTCAACCGTATTCTCATCCACTCTCACCACGGGTCGATCATCGTTTACACCTTCACCCACCAAGTAGCCCAGTATATTAATAGTTATTTCTGTGGTGAATAGGCGCGGATCTTCGGCTAATGAGGCGACGTTGTTGTTGTGTGTAAAGTTTTGCTGTACAAAACCCTCATAAAGATGATTGTTTCTTCTCATTACAAAAGCGTTAATTTGGCCCGTTCTTGTTATGAACGGTGCCATAAGATCATTCATTTGTTGTTGGTATTCGGTCTTAATCATAATCTTGTAATCTACGCTGACATAAACAGGAATCGGAATTGAGAGGGTTTGAACCACTATTTTCTTGTTTATTCTCGGATAATGGCGCTGTTCAGTTCCTGAAGTGGTATTGGTAGCTCTCATGTTCGATGCGACCGCAAAGTTTCTGGTTTTGTCTGGGACAATTCGTTTCGCAACAACAAGTCTCCCAGCCCTGCCGTTTTTGTCTGTGGAATAAGTGTGCGCCTGGAATGAACCCTTGCGCGCTGGATCCTTGCTGATATTGGTTCTTTCAACGCTGATAATGGGCAAGATGATAGCCTGATCGGCGTCTCTTAAATCTTGATTGTTTTTAAGTTGGAAGGATCTTTCAGGAGCTTGCCAAATAACAGGTACTTTTTTAAATCCCTGATTGCTGCGTGCAGAAAGACCGAGATCTCTCTTAAGCCAATCAACCATTGCATAATCGATATCTTCGATGGTTGAAGATAGCATACCTATTTCTTCAAGAGAATAGTTTCCAGAACCAGTTGGAAGCATGGCAAAATCAAAATTATCAGGTAGCATCAAACAACCCCTTTCTAGCTCTCCTACATCTGGCAACTATCTCAAATGTTTGGCCGGCTTGCCCAAACAAGAGCTTTGGCTCTGAAAGCTTGACGATCTCATAGTAATTATCATTATAGAGAACAAAGTCACCTTCGCGAGTATATAAGTCTTGGTCTTCTTCTAATCTTCTCTTGTGAAAATGCACATTAATCTCCCACATTTTATCAATACCTACATTATCCATATAAGTGGTGGAAAACTCTGTATACTCAACTAGGGCATAAACACGAATCGGTGGTAAAAAGGTTTTTTCAATGGCTTCTCCATACAAATCATGAAATTTGGTTGTTCGCATATCAATAGGATAGTACAAAATTTGTTGACCTATAACTTTTTCGATCAACTCATCATTAATTTGTTTTACAAGATCTCTTTCTTTTTTACCTAGAAATAAAGGAGGAGGCGGGGTTGACGGTCTTTTCCATTCATTTGACATGTATTATTACCCCACAAAAATTGGCAGCGGTGTGACCTTCATAACGTTGGTGGCGGCGTCTGCGATTTCTTGATCTTGTTTGGCCAGTGCAACGTATTCGGTTTCTTTCAACATTTCCATTAGTTTTTCTTTAAGTGCGTCTTGTTCTGCTTTTGCTTGCGATAAAAGATCGCTATGATTCAATGTCACACTTTCACCAGGGATTGGTAAAGTTGTAAACTTACCTCGAATTTGACCCAACATTTCTTTACAAAGCGCCAACGCATACTTTCTAATCCACTGTTGTCCAATTGCGTTGATATTTGCAAACGGTATATTGTCGAATGGGAGTGTATTCAGATTGTTGACACCTTCGATGCCTTGATCAGTCGTACCGTCCATTTCATAAGGCTGAAGATCTACATAGAATCTAACCCATATTCGTTCATTTAAGCTATCTCCAAAGCCCCAGTTACTGGGATTGGGATAAAGTCTTAACTTATTATTGATCAATTCAAAAGAATAATGAGAGGTTCGAGTATAAATTGAATCTTCATACGCCATGGCTTGCATTTTATTTTGCCAAGTGGGAATAATTTCAAATGTCGAATCATCTGCAAATTGACCATAGGTGGTGTAGTTTCCTACAACATTCAGACCTCCATAATAACCATAAAACCGCCACATAGCGCGCGGTGATCTATAAAACACTTTTGTAATGATTATTCTTTTGCTTCCAACTTTGCCTGAATACGGAACAGCGGTACCGCCGTCATCAACACCAGAAGCAGAAGAAGAAGATATAATATTTTGTAAATCATAATCTTGTTGATCAGTAACCGGCTTGAACGATGCTGAATATTGTGGAACGGTGCCGCCCATTCCACCGGCTGCGGCGGCGGCATCTCCTACGCGCTTTGAATATCCTAAAGAATAACGTGGATATTTAAGGTTTGAGCCGCTGGGCCCTGATTTAATCTCGCCCCTACTGTTAAATGAAGCTGTAGCAGAACCTAAAACATTTGATAAAACATTTTTACCCTGGTAAAGATTTACAATATAAGAATATTCTAGAACAGCTTCTTCATAAGCAGCGTAAACATTGCCTGGTGTGAGTTCAATGTCAACCACATCACCACCAAGCTTCTTATATACATAAGCAACTTGTTCAGAGGCGCCGGTAATAAATGGCGCGGAGCCAGTATAAATACCAAAGGGTAACGCTGCCGAAACTTTAGCAGTGCTTCCTGTGACTGTTAGTACTATTGCACTACTTTGAGCTACTGGGTTTAAATTGGTTGGCATGCATGCGTACTCCTACAACGTAAATAGTAAGTTG